TCAATTCAGGAAGAAATCCACGAACATCTTTACGGTACATCGCACCATTAGCACAGATTGCATAATTTTTATGCAACTCAAAATTCATTTCCTCATTAAGGATCCTATCCACATTTACCGTGGGATGCCTTTCATCAACAAGAGTTTCTGGACTGATATTGTATTGCATAATCAAGTGTGGATATAGTGAGTTCAAGTCAAAACTCACAACCCAATCATACACGCCAGGAATTGGTTCTTTTACATATGCACCAGCATACTTTTCATCTTTGGCAGAATGCTCTTTGGGTGGAATAACAATATTTCTCTTCTTAAGATAGTTGTAGATAATAGTATCCCACATTCTAACCTGAGAGAATACATCAGAATAATTTACCTTAGCGTCATATGCCATAGTCAACGCAAGTTCAATCAACTTCATCTTGTCTTCCATTCGGTCAACAAGTTCCACGTCAACAATGTTGTACTCTACAAACTTTTGCCAACCTTTAGTGTAAAAATCTTTGAATGTGTCAAACTCAGAGTGGTCCAGTTTCTTTTGCCCAAGTTCGACCTCAGCAATATAATCCAGACGATAAGATTCCTGTGCCTTATAAGTAAACTTCTTGTAGAGGTCCAAATAATCTAATTGAGAAATGCCACCAATATCCATACAGATTTGTTGGCGATTATTTGCAAACACTTCGTTCTGTGTTACAAGACCCCAAGGTGAGAAACTCTTCATTCTCTTCTCACCCAAAACCTTTGCTAGGCGCCCACAAATATATGGAATATCGTAAAACTGAATGTTCCACCCAGTCACAATTTCGGGAAGATGATCTGGATGGTCCCAATAATACATAAAGCGAGTTAGAAGATCGTGCTCAGAATTACACTGAATATAATTGACATCCTTTCTCTTATTATTAAAGGGACCATTACCCCAAGTGGTAATTTGCTTTGTGGCATAATCCATCAGTGTAATCAAAAGAATTTCTTGATCGCAAGTTTTTGGATCAGGAAATCCATTTTCGGACGCAACCTCAATATCAAGAACTGCTAGTCTGATTTTATTAATGTCAAACTTGATTTCATCTCCAGGATATTTGTCAGAGATATATTGAAAAACATACCTATCATTTCCGTGAATTTTAAATCCATCAACATTCTCATACTTTTTATAGAATTCGCGACAATCTCTAACTAACCCTGGTTTAATTGGTTCCAGAGATTCGCCATCAAGAGATTTGTATTTTGTTTCTTTTTTTGAAGGCACGAATAATGTTGGAGAATATTCCTCCTTGAACATTACATGCTTACCATTTTCATATCCACGAACGAGAAATTGATTCCCGATCATTTGTACATTAGTATAGAATCGCAAACTCATTCTTTAATAAGGTCCTCGTATTTTTCAAGAAGTGTTGGTGTTGGTTCCGTTAAGGTAAGAATCTTATCAGAACTTATCATAAAAGTCTTTTGTCTGGTATATCCAGAAAGAAATGGTTCTAAGAACTTTTCTTGTTCTTGGATTGGATTATCCCTAACAATATAAGGGTCAGTCAATTTGCAATCAGGTTCTCCAAGTTCAGAAGGAGATTCTTCAATCTTGCTTATCAGAATCTGTTTGTTCAGTAGTACTATCAACTTGATCATTTTGTTCTCCATTTTTTTTCAGATTTTCTTTGTTCTTCCTAATTTTTTCAAGTACGTTCGCATACATATCTTTCACCTTTTTAGTTGGTTCATATATTGTGACAACCCAACTTGGTGGAATAGGGATACTATGATCTTTACTCATTGGGAGCCAATTGAACAATGAAATCTCAAGTTGAATTGGCGCATCTTTATCTTTATCAATTATAAGTTCCGGATTTCTAAGGTGAACAACATATGGAAATTCAAAAAGATACCCAATAACTCTATTATCTACAGATTCTTCATCACCAGAACCAGATATCAATTCTTTAATATCTGCAATAATTTGCTCCCCAGATTTTAACAATGCGATCTTAACGGTCATAAATCACTCCATGATCTTTAAAAATATTCTAGCAAAAAAAATGAGGGGAGTCAACCTGGATTTTGCCAGGGTCCCCTCGCGCCGACGATATTCAAAAGTATTTAGTCCCCATCACCACCGCCGCCGTTTCCTCCACCTCCGTTACCGCCGTTACCACCAGCACCACCGCCGTTGCCAGCACCATTACCACTACCGTGACCACCGTGACCGCCACCGTGACCACCGTGACCACCACCATGCCCCCCTCGGGCACTGGAACCAGACCTTTTTGGAAGTGCTTTGCCTTTAGGAATTTTCAATTTTGGTGCTTGAGTATAATGGGGTACTGCCATCTTATAAGCAATTAATTGTGCTTCAGAAATAAAATCGGTGAAGGATTTCATAGTTTTTTTCTTTTATTTAGAGATAGTCCTTCCTCTTGTGATGATCTGGTACGATTTTTCTTATGTTGATAGAGAGGAGTCCGTCTTCAAAGGATACATCTTCAACTTCTGTGTCGTCTGCCATTGTCCACGATCTCTTGAAAGATCGTTGAGCCAGTCCCTTATGGACGTAGTTGGTATCAGTCTCTTTATCCTCTCTTTGCCCCTCAACGAAAAGTTTTCCATCCTGCGTATAAACATAGACTTCTTTCTTTTTGAATCCGGCAAGTGCTAATTCAAGTCTTGATTCTACATTACTAACTTGCACTAGATTATATGGTGGATAATTTGCAGTGGTTTCATGAAGATTGAAAAATCGATCAAAATATTCATCCATACCAATACTATATCGATTGATCCTATCCATCAATGCAGGAAGATCCGCAGCAGTATATCGTGTGATACTGGTCATTATGGTAGCTCCTTTAAAAGCGAGTTTGTGTTTTGTGGATCCCGAAGGCATCCATTATTAATTATAAAAGAAACGAAAAAAAGAGGAACGGTAAAAACCGAACCTCTTTTTAGGGTGTTCCGACTTTTGTAGAGACCGCACGAAAGGTCTCATCAATATTTATTCGGTTTCTACACCTTTCCCTTTCTTACCGATGTTATACTTCTGCTCTAGTTCCCAATCACCCTTATCCTTATAGGAAAGAACTTTAATTTGATTCAAAGGAGCAATGTCAGAAATAGAATCAGCATTAACAACAGTAATTAGACCCCAATCCGATAGAAGACGGGCAATTCTATTACGGCGCTGAACATCGTTAACTGTAAGATTTGCGTGCTTACCATCCAAGGCAAACAGTTCTTTAAAGTGGGTAATGTAATACCTACCTTGCTTATGAAGAATATGGCAACTCTGATAGAGTTTTTTCTCCTTTCTTGATGCAACTCCAATACGTGTCAAAGTTTCACGAACTTTCAGAAAATCATCAGGTTCATTAAGAATTACCTCCACCATCATATCGGGAGACCAATTTACTTGAGGTTCAATTGTTTGGTTAGTCATTTTGTTCCGCCAGTTTCAAGTCGTTGTTTTATAAAGTCAAGTTGTGATTTATTTAAAATCTTCAAAGCCTGAGATGCTTTCTCATTACTATAACCATAGTATTTTTTGACGCATTCTAGATCTTTGACTTTATCTTTTCGGAGCCAAGGAGAAAATCTTTTCCTTTTCCTCAGACTATTTAGATAAAAAGAATATTGGAGATCTTTATCCAAGTGGTGATTCATATTCATCTCATTTGCGAAAAGAATACAATCAATGTGACCTGATAAACATTTATTGATAATATAAGACGGATATTCTTTTTTTATACCTGGATTCTCATCAATCAAATCTTCTTTTGTAAAATTAATTGAGTTCAACCAATCCTTCAATTCCATAATTAAATAACAGCAATTCTTTACGTTGTTTTTGCTCTCGCATATATTCGCCAACCGAACGCATCGTATAAGTGAGATCAAACTCGGCAGCGTTCCAGTTCTTAAAGCGATCTTTTACCAGTTGATCTGAATTATAACTGATTAACTGATGTATAGGACAATCGTCACAATCAGCAGCAAACTTATCGTGATCAAATCCTTTGTGCATTGATCCCTTGTTCCCATAGAGATTATCCTTAATATCATAAGGAGGATCGAGATACACAAAAGAAGTTGTGTCTCCATCCATCAGATAATCGTAAGAGTAATTAGTTATACGCCAGTTTGCAATTAACTTAGAATACTCGGGAAGTTTTTCAATACCGCGCATTGAAAAGTTAGAATTAGATGCCTGCGGTGAAAATGATGAACTTTCAGTTAGTCCACTAAAGGAACACTTATT